GACATGTAGTTTCCTTGAATGTGAAAGTTGATGTGAAAATCAACCTGCCCATTGCTAGGCAGGTTGACTATCTTTTCAGGATCTAGAATTCCGCTTTAGCGGAGCCAAAAGGAAAGAAGGGCTTAATTAGCTGCCTTTTGAAGCTCTGCTTGAGCCTTGGCCTGTGCTTCAGAAGCTTCCTTTGCCTTCTTATCGGCACGGTCAGCAGCACGTTTCGCTTTGGCTGCGGTGAGACTCTGAGCCTTCTCTTCGGCAAAAGCACGTTGAACTTCAACACTAGCCGGGTCAAGATTGACAGTCCATTGTACCCCAAGAGCAAAACCTTGATCAGCCGTCTTGACTTTATTCTGAGCACAAATAGCCGGACCAACTGTTGCTTTAGACAGTTCTGTTTTAAGGTCTGCCATCTTCTGGAATCGTGCAGTTGGTTCAAAAGTAACTACACCAGGAGCACGTCCTTGATTTTTTGCATCACGCAACTCTTTAGCCCGAGCCTGCACCTGCGGAGCAAACTCTTCAGAACCAAGAGTCATAGCTGAATCAACAAAGTTAACCTGCTCTTCATGGGGCAGCTTTGCCAAGACGACTGCATTGCTAATTGTGATTTTACCTGCATCGACCAACTCGGCAACTGACGCCTCAAGCTTTAACAGACCCAAACGCTGACTAACCCAAGAGGGGCTCTTACACAAACGAACAGCCATATCGGCTATTGTCATAGTCGGATTACCAGCAAAAATGCGATTCATTTGCTGCGTGTATTCAACGGGCTTCATATCAATACGGTGGACATTCGCCATAATCTGTGCTTCCAGCACTTCCGCATTATCCAGAGTAAGGATCTGTACGTTCAATTCGGTTACACCTGCATCCACCGCCGCAGTATAACGATGCAATCCGTCACACAGTTCATAATACGTAATAGTTTCGCCTTCAACCGTCTCACTTTTCTCACGAACATTGATCGGATTCAAGATACCCACAGCAATAATCGAATCGCGCAAACCAGTATAATTCTCAGATTCCCGATCGACTGCCCGGAGGGCAACTGGATTCTCGCGCACCTCAGTGATTTTAATTGTACGTAACTTAGACTTCTGCTTCGACATGAAGAACTCCTTGAGGTTTTACCGTTTCGATTGTAAAATCAAAACTTGACATTAGGAAAATCAAATCATACCTTGCCAATAGGCAAGATACTCTCATACATATAATACGGAAAATACGGCCATAATGTTCGATAATTCCTAAAATTTTACTTCGGGAAAGCGGGACAGTATAGAGGTCTAAAAGGCGAGCTACAAGCGGCCGTCCCACTATACCTTATACTACTCTTCTTTCTTTTCTTCTCTCCGTTATCCTAATAGAGAGTAGTATGTATGTGAATCCTGTATTCCGGAATATATTTCCCTTTCTCCCATTAGATTCCGTATTATAGTATGTAAGAAAGCTCACGTATTTGATTTGATTTTCTGGTAGAGTTTATTTTGATTTTATAATCAAACGAACATAACACTACCATGCCGACGAAAACAGAAGCAATACAAAACTTCCTGACCGATTTTACGCACAAAGACCTGGCTGCTTTGTACAATTTCGGTATGGAGGTTCAGGTTAATGTAGCTCAAGACAACGGGGAGCGTATACAAGGTGAGTATAAAGGCCGCATGTGGCACGGCTATTCCGATGGGGAAGAACAGTGGAAAGCTATACGTATACCTTGGGGTGCAGCGACTAAGCCTCACTTTGAAGATTCAAAGATGGTCTACAACTTAGCTGCACACGCAGAAGCTATAGGCATGACGGGTTGGAATTGGGAACGAAGAATCTCGGAGTGGGTTGCTTTTGATTTTGACGGCATCGCAGGTCATGCTGAAGGCCATGCTGCAAAACTAACAGATCAAGAGCTTTTAGAGGTCCAAGAGGCCGCCTGCAAACTCCCTTGGATCACTGTCCGTAAGTCTAGCGGCGGGCAAGGTCTCCACCTCTACGTCTTTCTTGAAGATGTACTCACGGTGAATCACACCGAACACGCAGCACTAGGCCGTTCAATCTTAGGCAAAATGTCGGCCGACACTGGCTTCGATTTTTCAATCAAAGTTGACGCTTGCGGCGGGAATATGTGGGTTTTTCACCGTAAGATGAAAGGTTGCGACGGTCTTACTCTTATCAAACAAGGTGAGACATTAACTGATATTCCTATCAATTGGCGAGACCATCTTGATGTTATCAAAAAGAAACGTCGCCGTAGTATTCCGAGTCAAATCAAAGAATCCGATCGCACACCTTTCGAAGAACTAACAGGTCAACGCGCTAGAACAAAACTTGATGTAATACATAAAAAGTTATTAGACTATTTACGTGAATCAAAAGCGTCTTGGTGGTGGGATAATGACCATTGGATGCTTGTTTGCCACACATTTGATTTGAAAAAAGCCCATGACGACCTCAATTTTCGAGGCGTCTTTGATACGCTTGCCACCGGTAAAGACAAAGGTGCTGATTGGAATTGTTACGCTTTTCCAATATCTGATCCTACAGGTGCTTGGAGCATTCGTAGGTACACGCCGGGAGTCGCAGAAGCAAAATGCTGGGAACAGGACGCCGCAGGTTGGACACAATGCTTTTATAATCATGACCCTTCATTACGTATTGCTTCAAGAGCCTTTGATGGTGTTGAAGATGAAAAGGGCGATTATCACTTCAACGAAGCCGAAACTGCCACTGCTACTGCTCGAATGTTAGGGGCTGACTTAAAATTACCGCCGTGGGCATGTAATCGCAATACTATTATTAAGCAGCACAAAGATGGTCGTTTGATTATCCACGTTAAGCGTGAGAAGCAAGATCAATATAGTGATATGCGTGGTTGGCATGAGGACAAAGGTTGGTGGAAGAAGCTCTTCAATGCTCGTTTGACTCAAATTGAAGAATCGAGCAATGTAAATCTTGATAGTACAATCAGACATTTATCCACAGGGGAAGCTGATTGTGGATGGGTAGTTAGATCAGATACAAAATGGGTTTCTGAACCTTTGCAACATGTAAAAATTGCATTGAAAGCTAGAGACCTGTCTGAGAAGGAAGTTAACAAATCATTGGGTGTTTGCGTCCTAGATCCTTGGTTGTTGGTTAGTGAACCGTTTCAAGAAGAGTACCCGGGCGGAAGATGTTGGAATCGAGATGCCGCACAATTTCGCTATTTACCACAACAAGAAGAGCCTTTTAACCATGGAACTTGGGATTTAATACTAAAGCATTGTGGTCTTGGTCTTGATAGTGCAATCATTGAAGACAGTTGGTGTCAAGCTAATGGTCTGACTACAGGTGAAGACTATATTCGAATTTGGGTTGCCTCACTCTTCCAGTATCCGAAACGGCCATTACCATATTTGTTCCTTTACTCAAAAGCTGAAAACACTGGTAAATCCACACTGCATGAGGCTTTGAGTTTCTTAATCAATAACACAGGTTATGCCCGCGCAGATACCGCACTTACAAGTGTTCAGGGTTTTAATGGTGAATTAGCCAATGCAGTCCTTTGTGTGGTTCAAGAAACTGATATCACGAAAAGTGCTGGAGCACGAAACCGCCTCAAAGATTGGGTAACTGCTCTCCAATTCCCTGTACACATTAAAAATAAGACACCCTATCTTATTGATAATACTACGCACTATATTCACACAGCTAATGATCCACGTGAGTGTCCAATCTTCCCTGGTGATTCTAGGATCACAGTGATTCAAGTCCCACCACTTGGACAACTTGATATGATACCCCGGGATGAACTACACACACGCCTGAAGCAAGAAGCTCCGGCATTTATGGCTACGCTTTTACGACTGGAGATTCCGAAGTGTATAGACCGTATGAATGTTCCAGTTATCGAAACACAAGAGAAGATACAAAGTGCAAAACTGAACAGGACTGAACTTGAAGTTTTCCTCGAAGAGACAATGTTTCACTCTCCTGGCTCAATGGTTCTTTACGGAGATTTATGGACTCGATTTCAAGAATGGTTATCTCCTGAATCTGTTCATCTTTGGTCAAAAATCAAGATGGGTAGAGACTTACCTCAAGAGTATCCTAAAGGTAGAATCTTAGCAAAGGGTGCTCAATTCTACGTAGGAAATATATCTCTTGAAAAACCAATCTCAACTGATGCTACCCCTAGACTCATTCTACACGGGGATGCTCTAGTAAAAGAGATACTTGTTAAATGAGTCTAAAATCAAAACTTGATGATCTAACCGTGAAGGAAAGGCGGCGCCTTATGCACGCCTTTGAAATGCATATCTCGCAATACGTACAATTACCAGATAATTATTTTGTTGGGGTTAATATCACTACCTCTAGTTTCAAAATTATTGAACAAACAGGGGCGTGGTCTTACGGGAAAATCAATCTAACAGGAGACAACAAATGAAAATCGTAGGGATTGGTTATAAGAAGGGCTCGGGTAAAGACCAATTTGCATCTTTTATGCACACTTTTATTCGTTGCACCCAACCTGGTCTTCAAGTGAAAAGGGTATCTTTTGCTGACAAACTCAAAGATCTTTCACACCAACTATATGGTTGGGCTGGTCTATATCCGGGTGTCTATTATGAGACACGCCGTGATAAAAAAGAAATGTCACTCCCATTGATTGGGAAATCACCTCGTCAATTATGGATTGAAGTGGGGAATAAGCTCAGAGAAGTATACCAAGGAACTTGGATTGATTTTGCTCTCCGCGGTGTAAGTGCTGACATTATTATCATTCCAGATGTTAGATTTAAGAATGAAGCGTGGGCTATACGTGATCAGGGTGGTGTGCTTGTTAGAATTGACAGGCCAGGTATTCCGCGAGGCACTGATCCTGCTGAGGTTGAACTTGATAGTTACAATACTTGGGATCTTATAGTCGATAATGCCGGGGATCTAACTGGTTTGAATTATACAGCTGAAAGACTTTCAAGGGAACTAATCAATGACATTAAAACAGCAAATAGTTAAGCGTAAGCTATTCAAAGAACTTGGACTTTTACGCAAGAAACGTGAGCGTTTACTCAATCAAATCGAAGGACTCAAGGAATACAAGAAGGTATTACGTGAATCACCTAGGCAGAAAATCCCGACTCGGAATCCGGAGACAACGTCTGCCATCTCAATCCTTTCTTGAACAAGATAACCGGGCATGGAGATAAGATATGAGCCGTAAATACACACGCCCGACATTGAAGGGTATGCAACACCTGAATGGGGATCTTCTTGTTGCAGTTGAT